GAACATCGGGCGCGAGATAGGCCAGCCGCATTCGGCGGCTGACTTGCCGCTCGGAAAGTTTGACGGCAATTGCCAGATCACGGACGGTTCCGAATTCGCCTGCCTCCATGCGCCGCCGCCAGGACCAGGCGCGGCCGATGGCGTGTAGGACATGCGGATCCTGTGTCTGGTCTTCGCTTGGCAAGTAATTGGCGGGCGGCATAATTTTTGGCCGCCCATTTTTCTTGCGAAGTTTGAGGGGTACAAAGATCTGGATGGTGTCGGACGCGCCCATTATTCTGCGGCCTCAAGCTTGCGTGGAACCATCAGGTCCCGCATGACACCTGCGATGCCGTCGGTGCGCAGGTCGATAATGAGCCCCTCGGCAGTCACGGTCACGCGCCGGACTAGTAGCTGAATGAGACGGGCTTGCTCTGCCGGAAAGAGCTGGTCCCAAAGCTGCGGAAACTGCTGGAAGGCGGCGATTGCGTCAGCCTCGGGAATGTCATCCCTGTCCAATGCGGCAATGACACTCGCCGTTATTGCCGGTGTCCGAAGCACTCGGCGGATTTCGGCGATGACAGCGCTTTCGACTGTATCTGCCGGCAAACGACGCGGGATGCCATCATCTGGCGTCTCACGACTTTTCAGCAGGTCCATCGACACATAGTACCGGTACCGGCGACTTCCTTTTTTCGTACTTGACGGCGTCATCGCCGCACCTGTGGCTGTGAAGATTAGGCCCTTCAACAGTGCAGGTGTCTGCGTACGGGTGTTGTTCGCCCGCTTGCGTGGGCTTTCGCCGAAGATGTCATGCACCTGATCCCAAAGCCGCTCATCGATAATTGCGGTATGCTCGCCGGGATAGGCTTTGCCCTTGTGGACAGCCAGGCCGCGGTAGACGCGGTTATTGAGCATCCGGTACAGGTACCCTTTGTCGATGAGGGTGCCGCGCTTGTTTCGAAAGCCTTCCTTTCTCAAGTTTTTGGCCAGGATGGTTGCTGAACCGATTTCGACAAAGCGCTTAAAAACCATTTGGACGCGAGCAGCTTCGTCCTCGTTCACCAGCAATTTGCGATCCTTCACGTCATATCCGATGGGGACTGGGCCGCCCATCCAGATGCCCTTCATGCGCGAGGCCTTCACTTTGTCGCGGATGCGTTCGGCGGTGACCTCCCGTTCGAACTGAGCAAACGACAGCAGGATGTTCAGGGTCAGCCGCCCCATGGAGGTGGTTGTGTTGAACGATTGCGTGACCGACACGAAGGTAACGCCGTTTCGGTCAAAGACCTCGACCAGCTTGGAAAAGTCCATCAGCGAGCGCGACAACCGATCAATTTTGTAGACGACAACCACGTCGATCAGCCCATCCTCGATATCGGCCAGCAGTTGCTGCAGGCCTGGGCGTACCAACGTGCCGCCCGAGATCCCGCCATCATCATACTGGTCACGCACCAGCGCCCAGCCTTCCGACTTCTGACTGGCGATATAGGCCTCGCAGGCTTCCCGCTGCGCATGGAGCGAGTTGAACTCCTGCTCGAGCCCTTCCTCGCTGGATTTGCGCGTGTAGATGGCGCAGCGCAGACGGCGGGCCGGTTTTGGGGGCGCATCAATCATGCTTCACCCCGCTTTCGCTCACGGAGCCCAAAAAAGCGGTATCCGTTCCAACGCGTGCCGGTGATGGCACGCGCCAGTGCCGAAAGCGATTTGTAGTGGCGGCCATCCCATTCGAAGCCTTCCTTCAGAACGGTGACCGTGTGGGCAACTCCGTCCCATTCGCGGATCAGCTTCGTGCCGACCACAGGATTGCGGGGATCTGCAATCTGGGCCTTGCGCGTCAGCGTCCCCTCGACCTCGTCAGCGAGCAGATCGAGCAATCGCCGTGTCTGTTTGTCAGGGCCGCCGTAGGTCAGCTCCTGAATGCGGTAAGCTAAGCGGCCTTCCAGAAAGCCGCGGCTGTTGTTTGGGGCGGGCGCGTCAAATAGCGCCCGCCATTCTGCTTTCAGCTCGTTGACGGTCATGTGCTTTAGCGCCGCCAATCGTGCCAGGACGGGTTCGTGTGTCGTCATGCGGATCTCCTCTGAGTTGGACCCGCAGTACCGCTCTGTTCTGGCCGGAAGTGTAGCGAACTATCTCTACTTTCGGCGAACGTATCGTGGTGATCGCGCTGCACCAGGCGCACCACAGCTGTCGCGAGCAGACCGTTCAGCTCATTGCGGCGTTCATGCGCCGTCATGCGGTCGGGGTGATGGGGGTTGCAATGGTTCATGTTTTTTCTCGTGGCTCTGCTTTTTGATGTTCTCTCACAATGATTTTCTGCAAGCGCGCAGCGATGGCATCGCGGTCTTTCGCTTGCCAACGTCGCCGGTAGAGGTCGCGCTCGAGGATGTCTTCAGCGTCCTGCTCAAGGCGCTTTTCAAGTCGCGCATTTGTGTTGGGGATCATTGCTGGATTTCCTTATCTGCCTGTGGCGCGATCTGGTGCTGCAGTTCACCTTCCTCAGAAAGCGTGATGATGATCAGGTCGCTGGGCAGCTGTCGCCAGAGCAAGACGGTTGCCACAGATTCCTCGTTGCCCGAGCGTTCTGCGGTATTGCACCATTCCAACACGCGGCCGATTGTGTCGGGCAGATCATCCGGTGCGCGCGCGTTGATTTTTCCGATGACATTGGCAATTTCATCCTCGTGCCAATCAATACCGATTTCACGGCACCAACTTACGATGTCATTCCACAAATCAGGGGCATCGCGGCGCAAGCTTTTGTTCATGTTTTCTCTCCTTGAAGCGTGATTAGGCCGGTGACGTGACGGCATCTTCTTTTCCGCGCAGCATGTGGCTGGCGACCAAAATCTTCTCGATCTCCGGCCAATGGTCGCTGGCCTCTATCCACGGGACGAGGTGGTCACGGACATAGGTCATCGTGTCGTCCATGAAGGCGGAGAATTCATCCCCGTCCATTGAGGCGAAGCTGATCGACACCGGTCGCGCGACGATCGCGATCGCACCCTCCGGGATGTTGTGCCTGGCCCGTTCCGACCGCGTCATATTGCGGTTCCGGGTGCGTCCGGTTGCCACCAGCAGGTCGTCTTTGATGTTCTCCGCCGTCCATTCGGCGCTGGTCGGTCCATCGTTCAGGGCCTTGGCCACGTAGGTCAAAAAGGCCCAGAACAGGCGGTGCTGCTTGCCGTTGCGCGGCCGCGTGGGTTCGATCTTGTAGAGCGCGCCAAACTTGAGCTTCTCGATCGCCAGCTGACCCGCTTTTGAGGATGGGACCAGCATATGGTCAAACCGGTGCACAAAAAACGCATAAGCCATCACACCAACCCCACTTTTGTCGCAAGCCACTCCGGCAAGGCGACCGTTTTGACACCAGGGTTGTTGGTCGCACTCACCTCGACCAAGGCGAGGGGCAGCCAGACTGCCGCGTCGCTGTCGCCGGTGTGCACCAGGACCGCGCGCTCCGTGAGGGCGACAATTTCCACGTCGATATAGGTAAGCGCGTCATTCATGATCTTTTGATCCTTTCCCGTGGTGGCATCCGCAGCACCTCGATTGCGCGCGACCTGTGGCGGAGGCGGCGGATGAAGCCGCGCTCTTCAAGCGCATCGAGCAGGCGATGGATATTGGACTTGCTGGCGACATTCAGGGCGTCGGCCATCTCCTCGAATGAGGGGGCGTATCCGTGTTCTTCAGTGTATTTTGCGAGGAACACCCAGCAGTCGTTCTGGCGCGGCGTCAGCATCGCTCCGCCTCCCGGTCCGGATGGCCCAGCAAGCCGCCGTCTCTGATCCATCCGGTCAGGTGCTCCCGGCTGCCAAAGCATCCGCCGGGGGCATAGTTGTGCAGGAACATCGCGTATCCGAACAGGCCCGCGCGGTTTGGGTCGTCTGCCCGGCGGCAGGCCTCGAAATAGTCGCCCACAATGATCGCCTGAATGAACGATCCGGGCCGCACGCCCAAAAGGACATACCGCACCATGCCCGCGTGCATGTGACGTGGGAGCCATCGGTCCAGCCCTGTGCCCCATTCCGAGCGGGTGATCCGATCGTAGGTGCCCGCTGGGTCAGCCTCAATGTCCAAGGCGATCTGGTGGCGGTCGATCTCTTGCGTCTGTGCCGTCATGCTCCACCCCTCCCAGCATTGGTCGCAGCGATGTTGATGTCAGCCTGTGCCTGCTCCGAGAGCGTCGCGATCTGGTCCTGCCAAAGCGACATGACGGCGTCGGCGGCGTCTGCGCTGTCGGCTTCCGCCAGATCGGACATGATCCGCGCAATTAAGCCCGCCGATGCTTCCTCGGCCATGTCGCGCTCTGCCGTCTTGGGGTCTGGCTTCTTCTCGGGCAGGGGCTTCTGTTCGG